TCTTAATTGGCATTATAACCCTAATTATAGTTCTTGCCAGGATGCACTACAACCTGGAGAGCCTCGCAGAAAAGGTAAAAGTTTTATTCGATTTTCATAACAAGCGAAAGAAATAATATGGGCGAACTAGCAAAGTGGAGAAAACAGAAATGGGTTCGGATCGGTACTGATGGTAAGATCAAAGGAGCTTGTGGAACCAGTAAGAATAAAAAGAATCCGGATCGCTGCCTACCACTTAAAAAAGCTAGAGGTCTCTCGATCAGACAAAGAGCAGCAACTGCTAAGAAGAAAAAGAGAGAGGGATCGTCCGGTAAACAATTTGTAAAAAACACTAAGGCTGCTAGGGTTAAGTCTTAGTTGTTAAGAATTTTGTTCAAAGACCAACAAAATCAGCCCCTTGCGAGGGACAACTGGTAGCGGAAGTTAATGGATGAATTAAACCCAAAATATAAACTATTAAATAAAGGAACAAAATCATGGCTATTATGTCAAGCGATGGAGCCCCAGCATCAAGACTTGGGGTCGACGCTAACAGTGCCAGTAATTCAAATACTGGTAATGAAGCGTTGTTCTTGAAGGTGTTTAGTTCAGAAATTCTGACTGCCTTCGAAGAGCATAACTGTATGAAAGACCTTCATACTATTAGAACAATCAGCAGTGGTAAGTCCGCACAATTCCCGGTTTCGGGTGTTGCAGAAGCGGTGCGTCATGTGCCTGGTCAGTCTCTAGTAGAGAAAGCGTCAACATACTTATCAGATATTGGTCATACCGAGCGTACGATTTCAATAGATGATATGTTGGTTTCTTCTGCATTCGTTGCGAATGTTGATGAAATGCGTAATCACTACGATGTCCGTTCAATCTACTCAGCAGAGATAGGTAAAGCTTTAGCTAAAGCGTTCGACATCCAAGCGATGAAAACACTGTATGCAGCTGCAAAGTCTGCTGCTTCAATCTCCGGTCAAACATCCGGTGGAACTGTAATCAGTTCTACTGCTAGTGGTGGACTCGATTCTGTTGCAGAGATCATTGACTCGCTATATACAGTAGCACAAACCCTAGACGAGAAGGACGCACCATCTGATGGTCGTTTCGCTATCGTAACACCAGGAACATACTACAAGTTGTTTACTGCTGACCACCTAGCAATCAATAAAGATTTCGCTAATGCTGGTAATGCAGATGCAGCTAAGGGTACGATCCTTGATGTTGCTGGTATCCGTCTATACAAATCAAACCACTTGAAGAGTGTTGCTGATCTTGGAGACAAGAGCTCAGTAACTACTGGTGCTGACATCGATGGCGTTAAGAATAATGTCTTTGATGATAGCGGATTCGGTGGATCTGATGGTGGCGATGGTTACATGGGTAACTTTGCTAACCTTACTGATGGCACAAACTATGGTATCCTTGCTGGTACTAAGGACGCTATCGGTACAGTTAAGCTACTTGACCTAGCGACAGAGAGCGAATACCAAATCGAGCGTCAAGGTACATTATTTGTATCTAAGTTCATGCTTGGTACTGGCGTTCTTCGTCCGGAGTGTGCAGTTGCAGTCGAAGTTGACGCAACCTAATTTACTCTGATTAAATCTAGCTCCAGGGTCTTCGGATCCTGGGGCTTTTTTTTTTAACCCTTTAAATGGAAATAATTTATGGCAACCGCAAAAGTAAGTGGAATTAAGACATCCCTCCTCGACTCAGTAAATACTGGGATGAGTGTCCTGGGAGAAACTCCTCTATCGGCATTAAGTACTGGTACGATCCCTCCGACTGAGAATGTAGTACGCTTAATTATTGCTGAAGTGAATAATGATGTTAATGCAAAAGGCTGGTGGTTCAATACCACTGGTAATAGTATTACCTTCGATGATATGTCAGCAGCATCAACGACATATGATACTCATACACCGGAAGAAGCCATACGATATATTACAATACGAGCAGCAAGAGTTGTTCAAAGCAGATTCTTAGCAAATGAGAATCTCCACAAATTTACATACGAAGAAGAGTTGGCATCACTAGCAACTCTTATCCAGGCTAATGTTCGCCAGGGTGGGTATAACGATGATCTGTCGTTCGCCTCTTATCCGGCTGAGCTCCGTCAATTAGGTATCGAAGAGCATACCTTCTTGCAGCAGTTGTCCGATGACAAAATCAACACCATCCGACTAGCAACCGAACTAAAGCAAATTGGATTATTAACTGAGCAAGCATCAACACAAGCTCAAGATACAGTAGTCAAAACAAACCAGGCTGCCCTCATAGCTCAACAGAAGCTAACCGAGGTACAAACTACTCAGTTAGTTACTGCTCAGAAAAACAAAACAAACAGTGATAAAAGTTTAACAGATAAATTAGCATTAACCGAAGTTAAGAAAGCTTTGGATGTTGTTGCTGACACTACATTAAAAGGTAAGCAAGGAGCTTTTGTAGACAAACAAGCGTTGACTGAGGTTAAGCAAGCTCTTGATATTGTTGCAGCCACTACCCTCAAAACCTCTCAAGGTGCTCTTGTAGACAAACAAGCTTTGACTGAGGTTAAGCAAGCTTTACTCCAGGTATCCCAGGCAGCAAACCTAGACAAACAAGCTCTGACTGAAGTCAAAAGGGCTCTTGATATTGTTGCTGATACTACCCTTAAAGGGCAACAAGGAGCTTTCATAGATAAGCAAGCTCTCACAGAAGTCAAAAGAGCGTTAGACCTGGTAGCGGATACTACATTAAAAGGTCAACAAGGTGCCTTAATTGATAAGCAAGCGTTGACCGAGGTTAAACAAGCTCTCGATGTCGCTGCTGCAACAACATTAAAAGGCGAACAAGGAGCTCTACTTAGTAAGCAAGCGTTGACCGAGGTTAAACAAGCGTTACTACAAGTTTCCCAGGCAGCTAACCTGGACAAACAAGCGTTGACCGAGGTTAAACGAGCACTCGATATTGTTGCCGATACTACATTAAAAGGTAAGCAAGGATCTTTCATCGACAAACAAGCTCTGACTGAGGTTCAAAGAGCGTTAGATGTTGCAGCCGATGTTACATTAAAGGGTCAACAAGGTGCCTTAATTGATAAGCGAGCTTTAACTGAAGTTAAACAAGCGTTACTCCAGGTCTCTCAATCAGCACTTATCGATAAGCAAGCTCTTACTGAAGTTAAGAAAGCTCTCGATGTTGTTAAAGAAACCGAAGTTAAAGGGAAGCAGAAAGAATTAGTTGGAGCTCAGAAGCTACTTACCGACAAACAGACTATAACTGAACAGGCTCAGAAAACTTTCATAGATAAGCAAGCGTTGACTGAAGTCCAAAGAGCTCTCGATGTCGCTGCTGATGTTGCTCTAAAAGCTAAACAAACCATCTTCGTTCAAAACCAGGCAGCCACTGAACTCAAGAGAGCTTTAGATATTGTCCAGGATACTGCACTTAAAGTTTCCCAGGAATCGTTAGTTGATAATCAAGCAGCAACAGAACTGAAGAGAGCCCTGGATATTGTCCAGGATACTGCACTCAAGGTTTCCCAGGAGTCATTCATTGACAACCAGGCTGCTACTGAGTTGAAGCGAGCTTTAGATATAGTCGCAGATACAACACTAAAGGGATCACAAAAAAGCCTAGTCGACAACCAGGCTGCTACGGAGTTAAAACGAGCTTTAGATATAGTCGCAGATACAAGCATCAAAGGTAAGCAAGGTAATCTTATTGATAACCAAGCAGCCACCGAAGTTAAAGAAGCATTACGAAAGGTAGCAGAAACATCATTACTCAATGACCAGGAGCAGCTTGTAGTCAATCAAGCAGCTAGCGAGCTCAAAAGAGCCCTGGATATTGTTGCTGATACTGCTCTTAAAACCTCGCAAAAAGCACTATTAGATCAGCAGAAGCTAACAGAAGTAAAAGAAACTGTTAAGCGATCCGCTGATACTGCCCTGGTATTAAGAACAACAGATAAAACATTAGCAGAAAAAAGACTGGTTGATGCTACCGAGCTCAAGACTGATGCGGAATCTACTCTTTTAACTACTCAAACGAACAAACTAGAAGAAGAGCGAACAGTAGGATCTACTGTTGAGTCTACTTACTTTACCGGTATTCTCAATGGCACCCAGGTTTCCTACCAGGACTTTGCTGCTGAACTTAGAATCCTAGGGTTCGAAGAGACAACCTTCCAGGCAATGCCGGCAGCTAAAAAGAAAGAAGTCCTTATAGATGCAACTCAATACAGAAGTACTCAGATTAGTGGTGTTACTCATACTGGAGATTCATTACCTATTGTTAATAATATTCTAAGACTAATAGGAGAACCTAAGGTTTCCAATGTAAACGGAAACTCATTAGGTATTGCTGCTTATGAATTACTCACAGAAACCAATAAAGAGCTGCAAGCCAGGGGCTGGTGGTTCAATACACAAGCTGATGTAGAATTAGAGAATGTTCTCCTGGAGAATGAAACCGACACTTTCGGTGGAACCTTCGACATAACTTATCCGGCTACTGTCGTTTCAGCTGGTTCTACACTTACTTGGACAAAGCTCAGTTCGACATCTGTGGGCAAACCGACTTATCAACATATACAGTCCGATGGTAGTATTGATACTCTTTATTATAGTACGAGTGCTGGCGATGGTCTTGTAGCTGGATGGATGACAGTAAATAATGAGACTACCGCAAATGGTGGACTACCGGATCAGTTTAATACTGTTGATAGTACTCATCCCTGGATACTAGCAAACGGAGAGGTTGATCCTCGGTTTAATAACTTTGTGGGTCTTACGGAGAGTAATCATGTTCCTATTGGTACAAACGCTATAACTGCTGAAGCCAATGATTATGATACAACCATTCAGACATCCAGCGGAGTAAAAGTATTGTATGATTTAAAGAAGCAATCAGTTGCTAAATTCTCCGGTAAGATCAAAGCCAAGGTTATATACCTAAGAGACTTTGATGATACACCAAGTAAGTACATAGAATACCTCACTGTTCGTGTTGCTCTTCTTCTTACAGAATTGTATCCTAAGTCTACCATCGATGTTCAACGCTTACGCAAGTTAGAAGGCGAACTCGAAACTTATTTTAAAGACCGAGAGAATGACCAGGGTAATTACAATGTCTTTGACAGTTATGACGCTGCGAGTAGAGTCGGAATCAATAGGAATCACAACTTAGTCTAATGCCTTTAATAAACCATAGTTTACCTAATCTAGTCCAGGGGGTTTCCCAGCAAGCGGATGCTCTACGATTTGAAGGTCAGTGTGACGATCAAGATAACGCTCTCAGTAGTATTGTCTCCGGTCTACAAAAAAGACCAAACACCAGGCATGTGGCTCGGCTAATTACCTCCGCAATAGCTAATGACTCTAAGATTCACTTTATCAATCGTGATCGTGATGAAAAGTTTGTGATAATCCATAGTGGTACAAAGATGCGGATATTTAATTTACTTACCGGAGCCCAGGCTAAGATTATGGCTCGCGATCAAGAAGAAACAACATACGCAGATGAGTACCAGTTACAATCCGATGACTTTAATTCAGCCACTCAAGCCGGAGAAAGGTTCTATGGTTACGCTGCTAATCCTCGAAATGCTATTAAATTCTTAACAGTCTCAGATACTACATTTTTACTTAATACAAGAAAAGTAGTAGAAGAAAACTCCGTAAAGACGGCTGATTACGAAAAGGCAGCCCTGGTGTTTGTAACGCAAGGAGACTTCGGTAAAAACTACAATATTGAATTTGGTACTCCAACAACCTTTGCTCAAGTATCTTTCGGAATTAGAAATTATGTATACTCCTACGATGACGATGATGATGATGG